TCCAATGTTCCTGTAGAGTGGACTAAGGAACAAATCCTTGAATATCAGAAGTGTATGGAAGATCCCATATACTTTATTAAGAACTACATCAAGATTGTATCGCTTGATGAGGGCCTTGTGCCGTTTAAAATGTATGATTTCCAAGAAGATATCATAGATACAATTCACGACAATCGTTTCACAATCTGTAAGATGCCACGACAGTCTGGTAAGTCTACGACTATGGTATCTTACATTCTACACTACATCCTCTTCAATAACAATATGAATGTTGCAATCCTTGCTAACAAAGCTTCGACTGCACGAGATATTCTTGGACGACTCCAACTTGCATACGAAAACCTTCCCAAATGGTTGCAACAGGGAGTGGTATCTTGGAATAAAGGTTCTGTAGACTTAGAGAATGGTTCTCGTGTAGTTGCTTCGTCAACATCTTCATCTGCTGTTCGTGGTGGTTCTTACAACATGATTTTCTTGGACGAATTTGCATTCGTTCCTACCAATGTTGCTGAGGACTTCTTCAGTTCTGTTTACCCCACAATCTCATCTGGTAAGTCTACAAAGGTTATCATTGTTTCCACACCAAACGGTATGAACTTGTTCTATAAGTTATGGGTGGATGCAGAGAACAAACGTAACTCATATAATATCATAGACGTTCACTGGAGTCAAGTGCCAGGGCGTGATGAGAAGTGGAGAACAGAGACTATTGCAAACACTTCTGAAGAACAGTTCAGAAGAGAGTTTGAGTGTGAGTTCTTAGGTTCTTCTAATACATTGATTGCGCCTGCAAAGATTAAGTCTATGGCCTTCCACAACCCAATCAAGTCTAATGCTGGGTTGGATGTGTATGAAAATCCAAAAGAAGGACATACATACACACTTGTAGCCGATGTGTCAAGAGGAACAAACAATGACTATTCTGCATTTATTGTATTTGATGTAGAGACAGTTCCATATAAGATTGTTGCAAAATATCGCAATAATGAGATAAAACCATTACTCTTTCCCAATATCATACATGAGGTTGCAACTGCATATAATCTTGCATATGTTATGGTGGAAGTCAATGATATCGGCGAACAGGTTGCAACTTCACTACAGTTTGACTTGGAGTATGAGAACTTAATTATGGCAAGTATGCGTGGTCGTGCGGGTCAGGTTGTTGGTGGTGGCTTCAGCGGTGGAAAGGCACAATTGGGTGTACGGACAACTAAAGCAGTTAAGAAGATGGGGTGTTCTAACCTCAAACAAATCGTTGAATCAGACAAACTGATTATCAATGACTATGACTTAATCAACGAATTCTCTACCTTTATCCTTAAAGGACAATCCTATGAAGCAGAAGAAGGACACACAGATGACCTTGCAATGTGTTGTGTTCTGTTTGGGTGGTTGGTGCAACAAACCTACTTTAAAGAGTTGACAGACGATGATATTCGTGCTAGATTATATCTAGAACAACAACACCAATTAGAACAAGACATGGCTCCATTTGGATTTATTGTAGATGGTGTCAATGACTATGGCGAAACAGTTGTAGATGAATACGGAACTCGTTGGAGTCCAGTGGTTCGCACACACGATTCTGATTGGTAGAAAACTTAAAATCCCTACATAATATCAATGATATCGTTTTCTAATTTAAGGAAGCAGTTAGCACAAACAACTTCGGATTGATTGATTAATCCTACAACTTCGGTTCTAGATTGTTCATTTAATCCTTTTCTTTTAGTTAGATTACGAATTTTCCCTTCATTGGGATAAAATTGGAGACATGCGGTTTCAGATTCCCCACAGTAAGTACAGACTTTATCTCTAAGATATTCATTAACCCATATCTTACGAGCTCTGTAATTCCTTTGGGATACCTTTTTTATGGTTTCTTTGTATTTCTGATAGTGCTCTGACATAAGATTATTTATGTGCCGCAAAACCTATAAAAAACTAAATGAAAAGAAGGTTTTTTATAAATATTCGTGTAAGTTTGGAAAACTTAATAATGAATCCATAAAGGAGAAACAGAAATGGCATTTCAAGTATCCCCTGGCGTGCTAGTCCAAGAGGTTGACCTTACTAATGTTGTTCCTGCTGTTGCTACATCAATTGCTGCTGTTGCTGGCCACTTCACTACTGGCCCAGTATCAGAAATCACTGCGATTGGTTCGGAGCAAGAGTTGGTACAAATTTTTGGTAAACCAACATCTGACAACTATGAAACATGGTTCGCAGCCGCCAATTTCTTGCAATACAGTAATGCTCTTCGTGTTGTTCGTGCCGACATGGCAGGTTCAAAAAACGCAACAGCAGACGGTACTGGATTGCAAATCAATAACGATGCAGTGTATGAATCAAATTATGCCGCTGGACAGGGTTCTGTAGGAGAATGGGCTGCAAAATTCCCAGGCGCCTATGGTAATGCTCTAGCAGTATCAGTTTGTTCAAACGCAACTGCATATGAAGAAACAACTACTTCATTAACAGATGGTGCTCTTGCTGTTGGCGACACCACAGTAACAGTTGATGACGGTACAGAATTCAATGTCGGTGACATTGTTTACTTCCAAGAAACAGACGGACAACAGTATGAGGTTACTGCAATAGCAGTTAACGATCTTACTGTTCGTCAATTAGATAACGCTAATGGTGGCGGTATCAAATCTATCATTGCCGATAACACTGCAATTCGCAGACGTTGGAGATTCTACGACTTGTTTGACGGTGCTCCAGGCACATCACCTTGGGCTGCTGACAAAAACATTAGTGCAGATGAAATGCACGTTGTAGTCTATGACGCAACTGGTGGTATCACTGGTTATGACAATGATCTTGCTGGACAAAGAGGAACATCCGTAATCGAAACATATGGTTTCGTTTCTCAGGCAGCTAACGCAAGAACTCCACAAGGTGGTTCTAACTTCTATGCAAACGTAGTAAATGCTGGTTCAAACTATGTTCGTTGGATGGATCACGATGCATCTTTGACAAATGCTGGTACAAACCCAGCATCTGGTACAACAATGGCATCTACAGCGGGTAAAGCTGGTGTTCTTACTGACACACTTACTGGTGGTACAGATGGTACTGCAAGTCCTCTTGCTCCAACCGTTGGTGAATTGGACATTGCATATGAAGTATTTTCAGACCCAGATACGGTTGATATTAACCTAGTTATTGCTGGACAAGCTCCAGCATCTCTTAACGGTGTAACACATGCAACAAACATTATCGACCTTTGCGAATTCCGTAAAGATTGTGTTGCGTTCATTTCACCTCGTAGAGCAGACGTTGTTGGTGTAACAACAGGTGTTGCACAAACAAACAATGTTAAAGGTTTCTTTGACCAACTTGCAAGTACTTCCTACGCAGTATTCGACAGTGGATACAAATACATGTACGACAAGTACAACGATGTATATCGTTATGTTCCATTGAACGGTGATATTGCTGGACTTGCTGCGAATACAGACAATGTTGCAGATCCTTGGTTCTCACCAGCAGGTTATAACAGAGGTCAAATTCGTGGTGCAGTAAAACTTGCATTTAACCCAACAAAAGCACAGAGGGATATTCTATATCCTGCTCGCATTAACCCTGTCTGCACATTCCCAGGCCAAGGTACAGTTCTGTTTGGTGACAAAACTGCACTTGCACGCCCAAGTGCATTTGACAGAATCAATGTTCGCAGATTGTTCCTTGTACTTGAGAAGGCAATTGCTACTGCTGCTAAGTTCCAACTGTTTGAGTTCAACGATGAGTTCACTCAAGCTCAGTTCCGTAACTTGGTAGAACCATTCTTGAGAGATGTTCAAGGACGTAGAGGTATCACAGACTTCTCAGTTGTTGCTGACGAAACAAACAACACTGGTGAAGTAATTGATAGAAATGAGTTTGTTGGAGATATCTACATCAAACCAGCTCGTTCGATTAACTTCATTAGACTAAACTTCATTGCTGTTAGAACTGGTGTTTCTTTCAGTGAGATTGGCGGATAAGGAGATAAAAAATGGCTAGTATTGACGATTTTAAATCTAACCTTATCGGTGGTGGTGCAAGAGCTAACCAGTATCGTGTCATTATGACAACACCCCCAGCAATCGCTACAGGTTTAGATGTAAATAGAACACAATATTTGGTGAAGGCAGCTTCGTTGCCTGGCCAAACAATCAGTGAAATTCAGGTAAACTTCAGAGGTAGACAAATGTTTATCGCTGGTGATAGAACATTTGATACATGGTCTACCACAGTTATCAACGATACTGACTTCATGGTTCGTAACGCAATCGAGCGTTGGATGAATGGTATCAATGATCTTGAAGCAAACACTGGACTTGTGAATATTTCTGATTACACTGCACAGTTGACTGTACAGCAATTGGATAGAGATGACAGAATTCTGAAGTCTTACACTTTAAGAAACTGTTGGCCAACTGTTGTTGCACCAATCGAATTGTCATACGACACCGTAAGTGATATTGAATCATTTGATGTAACTTGG